ATAGAATTTAATGGAATATACTGGCACGGTGAATTAAATGGAAAAGATAAGAATTATCATCTAACAAAAACTGTTGAATGTGAAAAGATGGGAGTTCGTGTTATTCATATATTTGAACATGAATGGGTAAACAAGAATGATATAGTTAAAAGAAGGTTGAGTCACATTTTAGGAAAAGGTGAGATGGGGGTTTTTGCTAGAAAATGTAACGTCAGAGAAATCGATTCAAAAACAGCTCAATCCTTTTTGTCTAAGTATCACATTCAAGGTGAGGATAAGTCGTCTATAAGGTTAGGGTTGTTTAGGTGTGATAATTTAATATCGGTTATGACTTTTGGTAAAAAAAGACCGGCTTTAGGTTTCTCGAAATCTGTCGCAAGTGATGAATATGAACTTTATAGATTTTGTTCTTCGTGCAATGCTCCGGGCGCCGCCGGCAAGTTGTTTTCATACTTTGTTAAAAACTTTTTTCCCAAAGAAGTGATTAGTTTTGCTGACGTTCGTTACAGTTCGTTGAACGGAGCATTTTATGAGAAATTGGGGTTTGTTTTATCTGGGAAGACGTCGCCTAATTACTGGTATTTTTTTAGAAACGATCCGTTGAGGTTGTTTCATAGATTTAATTTTAGAAAGGACGTTTTGAATAAAAAGTTAGAAAAATATGATGAGAAGATTTCAGAATGGGAAAACATGAAGATCAATGGTTTTGATCGAATTTGGGATTGCGGACATTTAAGGTTTATCTGGAAATCTTCTTGATTTAAAATCATTTATTGAATTTAAATTTTCTATTTATAATAGAATGTGAAAAAACATTCTAAAATAGAATTCGTAGAATACGACGACGAAAATCCGGAACATTCACTGACCGGATCGAATAAAAATCTTCCCCAAAATTTCGAAGAACGGTTGTCGATTTTTGAAGATCTTTTCAAGAAGAGATACACCTTCAACGGATTTGATTTCAGATTCCAATTAAAATAATGCTGAGATGTACATTTATTAGTGTACCTGTTCCTGAGTACACTATTATTTAGTACTCTATTTCTATTAGATGCATTGTTTAATTAGTACCTTTTATTAATGCACTTATTAATTTAGTACATGTACTATGACATTGTTAAAATAAATTGTCAATTATTTATATTTCGAATATAGTTCTTTTATGAAAAGCAGCTTTACTATATTCCTCGATATGGATGGTGTCTTATGCACGTTTGAAGAATCATTCAAAGAACAAATTGGCGACGGAATCGGTCCTGTAGAATTTAAAGAGATTCACGGTTCTAAAAAATATTGGGACGCAATAATTGACCACGGAATGTCTTTTTGGGAACATCTACCTCCAACCAAGGATATGATTGTATTGAAGGAATATGTGTTCCGTAACTTTGATAAAATAGGAATCCTAAGTAGTTCATCCCGAAAGGAACATGGATCAAACGTCGTGACCCACGGTAAAATGAAGTGGTTAAGAAGACACGGTTTTTTAAACTTAATCCCAAATAAAAACATAATTATAGTTGACTCAGCGACACATAAAAGAAAATATGCCTGGGACGACAAGATACTGGTGGATGATTACGCAAAAAACATCAGTGGTTGGATTGGATCCGGCGGCATAGGAATTCTTCATAAGTCTGCAAAGAGAAGTATAGAAAAACTAGATGACTACGTTTAATCAAAGAATTTATAACCCGATTCTGAATTCAGACATTTGGGATGAGGATGATAGTCTAAGAAAAGACATCAAAGATTCATTGCTTAAAATTGCTCAGGACTTCTACGAATCCACCAATTTCAAAGCCAAGATTAAGGACATAGTTTTCTTAGGAAGTTCAGCAAATTATAACTGGACTCCGACCAGTGACATTGATATCCACATTGTTGTAGATTATGACGATTTGGGGGTTGAAAGTGAGGAAGCATTAGAAAAAATCCTCGCAGCGTTCAAATCCAAGTGGAAGTATGAACATGATATAAAAATCGTGGGACATGACGTTGAACTTTACATTCAAGATAGTGACGCAGGATACCGCTCCAGTGGTGTTTATTCGTTGATACAAGACGATTGGGTGTCTAAGCCTGTCAAGGAGAAGGTCGAAATCGACAAGATGTATATTGCTAAAATCTATAAAACACTGGTGGATTTGTATAAAAAGTGTAAATCCGACGGAGATGCCCTCGGGAAGTGGATGGACAAAGTTTATGAGATTCGTCAGTCCGGCTTAGACCGTGAGGGTGAATTGAGTAACGAAAATATCGTATTTAAACTGTTGAGGGCTAAGGGATATATAGAGTCTGCATCAGATACGAAAAATGACGAGTATGACAAATCTGTGTCAATTGACAAATAAACATTAAAGAATTTTTAAATAAAACGTGAATCCATAATATTTATTTTCAAGACATAGTAACTAACAACCTTAAAACATATGGCCGACCTATTAAATAATTCTGAGATCTTCTACACTAGTTTCGAGCCGAAAGTGCAGAACAGATTCTTAATGTATGTGGACGGCATTCCGTCGTTCCTCCTCAAGAAATGTGACCGACCGAAGCCAAATACCGCTAAGAAAACCTTAGACCACATCAACCTTCAACGTTACTACAAGGGAAAGACGGTGTGGGATCCAATCAGCGTAACCCTCTACGACCCAATCGCACCATCGGGTGCACAAACCGTAATGGAGTGGATACGATTAGCGCATGAATCCGTGACAGGCCGTGATGGATATAGCGATTTCTACAAAAAAGATGTCACCATCAACGTCTTAGGTCCAGTGGGAGACAAAGTTGAAGAATGGACATTGAAAGGCGCTTGGATTTCCGGTGCTCCAAACTTCGGAACGCTCGATTGGTCAAACGACGGCGATGCGTTAAATATTGATATTGAATTGACCTACGACTACGGAATTCTCCAGTATTGACCTTACATACGATTAAGCTATACTAACATAATCATTTGTCATTTAAGAAATCTCCTTAGGCAAACCCTGTGGAGATTTTTTATTTTATCTTTTTAAAATTTCAAAACTATATATATGATAGTGTGACAGGTAGAATTGCATGAAAGAATTAAAGACATATCACATCACAAAAAAATGTGAGTTTTGTAAAAAGGAATTTGAATCCTTAATAAAACGAAATCAAAGGTTTTGTTGTGGAAAATGCAGTTCACAATTTACATCCAATGATGCTGACAGGCTCAAAAAAATTAAAAAGACGAAATTAGAAAGATATGGTTCTGAATCATATGTTAATTCGGAGAAAGCCAAGAAAACTTGTTTAGATAAATATGGAGTAGATAATGTATCAAAATCCAAAGATGTCATAGAAAAAATAAAAACCACCAATAAAGAAAAATTTGGTGTCGAGTGGTCTTTTCAATCGGATGAAATAAAATTAAAAATAAAATCAACGAATATAGAAAGGTATGGTGTAGAAAATCCCTCTCAATCAAAAACGATACGAGATAAGGTGATTGAAACTGTCAGTGAGAAATATGGGTGTGATAATGTTTTTAAAAACGAACTAATTAAGAAAAAAATATACGACACAAACATGACTCTTTATGGGTCAAAAATACCTGTCAATTCACCACAATTAAAAGAAACATCAAAGATAAAAAGAAGAGAAACTGCATTAAACGAATTGAGGTCAAACCCAAAAATAAGTGAACATGTCTCAATATTGATTGAAGACGGAAAATACATATCCACAGATAGAGAAAACAAATATAAATTTAAATGCAATAAATGTAACACTGTTTTTGAAGATCATGTAGATGGTGGACACATCCCTCGGTGTTTAATTTGCAATCCGTATATTAATGGATACTCAAAAATGGAAAAGGAAGTTTTTGAATACTTAAAAGGATTGCTTCAAAGTGAAGAAGTAAAAGAAAAAGATAGATCTTTAATAAACGGAGAATTAGACATAGTAATTCCTTCAAAAAAATTAGCGATAGAATTTAATGGAATATACTGGCACGCCGAACTGTCGGGAAACAAGTCAAAATTGTATCATCTAAACAAAACTATAGAATGTGAAAAAAAAGGATTTCAACTCATTCATATATTTGAAGACGAGTGGGTAAAAAAGGAATCGATAGTAAAAAACCGATTGAAACACATTATTGGAAAAAACACTGAATGTAGAATTTACGCTAGAAACTGTAAGGTGGTTGAAATAAATTCAAAATGTTGTAATGAATTTTTAGAAAAACATCACCTACAAGGAAAATGTAATTCATCTATTAGATTGGCCTTGACCCACAACAACGAAATAGTGTCAGTTATGACTTTTGGAAAACTCCGACCGTCTTTAGGAAACACCCACCGAGTCGGCGAGTATGAAATGTATAGACACTGTTCATCGACATCAATCTCAGGGGGACCAAGCAAGCTTTTAAACTATTTCATAAAATCTTACTCCCCAAATAAAATAATATCATACTCCGACCGAAGATGGAGCACCGGTGGACTTTATAAAAAATTAGGATTTATCACCGAAAAAAATACCCCACCTAACTATTTCTATATAAAATATGGACAAGTTGACAGATTTCACCGTTATAACTTCACAAAACATCTTTTGAAAAAGAAACTGAAAAATTATAATGAATCTATATCAGAATGGGAGAACATGAAACTTAATGGTTATGATAGAATCTGGGATTGTGGACATGGAAAGTGGATACTAATCGCATAACCGATTTGTAAAAACTCCACAATGATTTAAAT